ATCAATTAAGAACTCAGGAACTCAATCTTACGTAGACTTTTACTGTGAATCATCAAATGCACACTATGCAAGACTACAAGCTCCTGCACACTCAGCGTTTTCAGGAAACATAACATTAACTTTACCTGCTACTACAGATACAATTACAGGTATTGCAGCAACACAAACTCTTACAAACAAAACACTAACAGACCCTGTAATAACAAACATGACAGGTTCTACTATTACACTAGATTCTGCAGGAGATATTACTCTTGATGCCGATGGTGCGGACGTTGTGTTAAAAGATGGGGGCACTACTTTTGGTTCTATGACAAACAGTAGTGGAGAACTTGTAATCAAGTCAGGTTCTACACCAACAACTGCTATGACCTTCAGTGGTGCTAACGTAACATTAGCAGGAAACTTAACTGTATCAGGTACAACAACTACAGTAAACTCAACAACAGTAAACCTAAATGACCACAATATTGTATTAGACAGTGGTAATGATACAAGTGCAGTTATCAATGGTGCAGGTATTACAATAGAGGGGGGTTCAGGTGATGATGCTACATTTAGTTATAATACATCAGGTCCTAAGTTTGAACTAAAGCTAGGCTCAAGTCACGAAGACTTACAAGTTGACCAACTTATTGCAGCATCACTAGATATATCAGGAGATGTAGATGTAGATGGTACATTAGAAACAGATGCATTATCTATAAACGGAACAACAGTTACATCAACCGCAGCAGAGTTAAACATTTTAGATGGCGTTACTTCTACTGCATCAGAACTTAATATACTAGATGGTGTTACTTCAACAACTGCAGAGCTTAACATATTGGATGGAGTTACTTCAACAACTGCAGAACTCAACATCCTGGATGGGGTAACATCCACTACAGCTGAACTTAACATCTTAGATGGTGTAACTACAACAGCAACAGAGCTAAACATCATGGATGGAAATACATCTGCTTCTTCTACTACACTAGTAGATGCAGATAGAGTTGTTACAAATGACAATGGTACAATGAAACAAGTAGCGTTGACAGATGTAAAAACATATTTAACCAGTGCAGGTTTTACTACAGATGACCCAACTGCACTAGCAATAGCGTTAGGATAATAAAATGGCAAATACTTTTCGTGTAGTCACATTCGCTGCAGAGCCAAACAGTGCAGGAACTCCGTATACAATATATACAGTACCAAGTAGCACAACTACAGTGGTGATTGGACTAATACTTTCAAACATACATACTGCTCAAGTAACTACAGAAGTAGAGCTTGTATCAACCACATCAGGTGGTGGTAGAGCAGCAACCAACGGAACATCGTTCTTAGTGAAAGATGCACCTATACCTGTAGGTTCATCACTAGAACTATTAACAGGTGGTAAGGTCATACTTGAGACAGGAGACCTTCTAAGAATAGATTGTTCTGTAGCAGATAAGATATCAGGAACACTAAGCATAATGGA